TATGATGAAATCCGCATCTTCAGCAACAGCCGTGCTTTGGCTGATGTTCGTAAGCGAAGTTTCGGTATTTTCATATCCTGACCTATTGCTCTGCGTTGCGGAAAAGATAGGAATCTCATACTTGGTGCTGAGTCCACGAACCTCTTTTGTGATGTATCCAACCTGAATATGCTGCTTTTCACCGGCATAGTGGTAGTTTGACGGTTTCAGAAGGTTCAGATAATCCAGAATTATAACATCTGGCTTCAAGTCTTTTTGTATAAGAGTCTCTATGTACGCATCGATTGTGTTAGGTGTCGCTCCAGCAGATGGCCATTCCTTGATAATAAGCTTTGCATTCGGATGGTCATTCTTGAATTTTTCGATATTCGCCTTTGCATCGTCGACATAATAGCTTAGCGTATCTATACACGCATCTGCAACAAGGCTTGTTATTCTCCTTGCATAGACGTTCTGAGACATCTCAAGCGAAATGATGAGAACATTCAAGTCCTGCATAAGGAAATTAAATGCAAGGTTGGAAAGTATTATGCTTTTTCCGACGTTTGGTGCTGCGACTATGACACCGAGAAAATGTCCGTTGCGGTATATGCCGCCTGAAGTTATCTTGTCCATCCACTCTATCCCAGTCGGAAGCTTTGCTTGTGGATTTGTCAGAAAATTCCAGTGGGATTCCTGTCCTTCATCCGAAAAATAGTCAAGTCCGAGGTCGGTATCTATGCGAAAATCCTCGAACTTGTGGATTTGTGCAAGAGTGTCGGAAAATTTCAGCTTTTTTCTTCCACGGTCTCCGAGCAGTCTGCTTTCGGTATAATCTTCTACCGCACGGTATAGTCCGGAGTCCTGCACAAACAGCTCAATGGATTCGGTGACTGTATCAGGGTCTACGTTTATGGAAGAATTTACGATTCTACCGTATGTCGAACACAAATCACCAAAATCAAGCTCTATTTTGCCAGACTGTATCAGATACTTCAAGTTGCCGAACACGGCATCCTGTGTCGGAATTACGCCATGTTTCTTGTAAGATGCTATGACGACCGATATCAAAGTGCCGACGATTTCGTTTGAATACCACCTTGCATTGTTTATCGCAGAGAAAGTGTCGAGCATCGAAACGTCATGGGTTATTCTGTTGAGAATCCATTCCGCCACCTGCTCGTCAGTGAACTCGCGTTCCTTGTCTATGTTTGAAGTTGTCTCTGCCATCGAGGATATATTGTATCACATTTTCCGAAATGAATCAAACCGGCCTCAGTTCCATTCATTTCCATGCTCCCAGGAGTGCTTCATCTGTCCGACGTTTGTCTTGCAGTTTTTTGAAAGTTCCTGGTTCATTTTATACATCTTTATGTTGTCTTCGAAAAGCCGTATTATGCTTTTTGCGAAATCGACCAACGTCGGAGATTTGCTGTCAGGCATTCCGAGATATTTTTTCGCAATGTCGATGTATTCCGAATCAAACGAGCCTGTATCCCTTTTTATGGAAAGAGGTGTTTGTATCATCGGTGTCGTGTCTTTCGGACGTTCCGGATTGTCCTTGCGGTACTCCTCAATCTTTTTTTCAAGCTCTTCGGCTTGTTCCTTTGTCGGCAACGTGTCTTCAGGCTTGATAGGAGCCGGCTTGTCTTCGGCTCCTATCGACACGCTTCCAAAGTTAAGATTCCTTTTTCTACGTGCCATTTGAACTCACTTCTCCTCAAGTTCGTCGATTTCTTCTGCGGATACCTCGGAATTCTGCTCCGTCGAAGAAAATTCCTTGTTTCCATACGCGGTCTCGACCTTGAAGATTTCGTCCATCTGTGGAAGAAAAGTCTGCCAAATCTCGTCATTTTCGGCGATTTCTGCGGCACGGAATTTCTTTTCAGGCTCTTTCCACGACGGTACCTGATACCATGCCCCAGACTGCTTTATGAAGCCAAGCCTTATAGCGTCATCCCAAAGACCGCCGTATTTACTGATTCCCTTGTTAAGGTCTACATACATCGTAGTTTCAAGTCCCTCTTTCACAAGACGGTCTTTGTATGTGATGTAGCGAATGAGATTTCCTGCATAGTATGAACCGCCACCCTTAAGACCGAGATTTGCATCTTCCTGACGCTTCCTCGACTTAGATGATTGAACGACTATATGCGATGCATACTTGACTCCCTCGCCGCCAGACAGCTCGTTGAACTTCTGCGGTCCCATCGCGGACATGCTCTTATACGCATGGCAAATCATGACAAGCGGACAACCGGTGATGACTACTGGCATCATAAGCGACTTAATCATCTGATTCTTCATTTTCGCCTTTACACCCATGTCTGCGGCAACCTTGTCCTGCAACGCCTTTTCCGCAAACGCGGCTGGTTCAAGTCCCGAATACGAATCAAGAACAACCATTACATGTGGCTCTTTGCTCTCGTCACCCTTTGCTGCATAATACTGTTTCTTGATTTCATCGTAAATCTTGTGAATTTTAACGGTGCAATCCTCTATCGTCTCTACTGGAATATGAAGAATCTTCTTCAATTCGTCTTCCTCAAGGCATGAAGTGAATTTGTCAGAAAGAATTCCACCTTCTGAATCTAGGTAGAATATATAGTCAAAATTGCTGCTCTTTATCGCGTTAATGATGATTTCTGACACGATAAGTGACTTGCCGGAATTATGTCCTGAAATGTCGTTCGCAAAATAAGCATGGTGCGGGTCTTGTATTTCAAGGTCGCACATGCGCTCATATCCACCTTCACGTATTGAAACAATACTACGAGGACCGTATATCGTCTTGACCTTCTTTTCGGTATCTCCAAGCTTGCTAAAGTTTGTAAAAATGGTTTCAGCGAACTCGAAAGTTCCATCAGCCATCTCGATAAGATGGTCTTTCGAAACTGAAGTTGTCGGGCAATCGACTACCGAAAGAATATATGTCTCCTTCTCACCCTTGTCGATAACATTTCCACATCTTCTGAAACCGTATGGAGTGAGGATAAGATACCTTGTCTTGCGATAGTTAAGAAGCTTGAGTCCCTGAATCGAAACTTGGTATATGTTTTTTCTAAGAAGAAGATTCAGTTTTGACACAGTAGACCTGTTCGAATTTGAATGGACGACATTGTTGTCCTTGTACCTCTGATAAATCGTCGTTCTCGAAACCCCACCTATATTGGATATTTCACCCATCGTATACCCAATGGCGCGAAGCATGTTTATCTTCTCTTCCGGTGTGGTGCTTTCAAAGAAATCCTTGAATACCGTATCATCCTTCACGTAGTCAATTTCTTCGGCTATTTCTATGTTCGACTTGCACAGAATATATACCTTTGCGTTGAATGGAACACACCCGGATTCACCGTAGAAAGTGGTTATTCTGTTGTTCGGAATACCTCTGAACATCGAACCTGAAATTATCTTGTTGACCGCATAGTTGCCTGTCGAAATATAAGACTTTGGCATCATGAGGCTCGATTCGTTAAGCGGCTGAAGGACAAAATCCTTCTTGAACGATTTTATACTATCTGCTGTAAACATTGTACACTATCCTGTTTGACTCTGGCATTATTATATCATTTTCGGACAAATAATTCAAGTCAAGGAAGGTCTGCTATTTTTATGATTTTTTCGTCAACCGGATAGTGTTCTTCGTATGAAGATGGTGCTTCTGTTTCCGAGGAAAATGTCGGTTTAAGTGAATTATGGTCTTCAAGCCATGCAACGATGTCTGAATATCCGGCGTTTTTCGCATAGACATATGGCCAATATGAATGAAGATATATGTTTGCCCCGCTTGATGCGGCAGACGACAGAGCGTCCATATCAGCATTCATGACCGCCTCGTTGAACGCTTCGTTGAAATAGTTAAACGATAGACCGTCGTAGTCGAGTTCACCAGGTGAAATCGTATTTGTCACGATTCTCTCCGAATATGCATCGAAGTCCGAATCATACGGAACACAATAGAAACCACCCATGATGTTTCCCATTCCACCTTCGCTGCCACCGGCTTTCGATGGGTCGTATTCGGGATATAGAGAACCGTCGGAAACTGAATAATCCAATATGATTTTGTGGATTATGCCGTCAGGAGTGCTCTTTATCGGACCATATCCTGCATAAAGTTCCGTTTTATACGTAAAATCTGTAGATGCTATTATTATATCCTGTTCGGTTGACTGCAAGGACGATTTCCAATCATAGTTCACTTCTCCGCTCCACACGACTTGATGGTTCAGCGTTCGCCCCTTTAATTTTGGATGCGGTGTTGTCACAAACACGTCCATGTTGAACCATGCGGCGAAATTACTGACAATCATATCGACATCCTCAGGATATTTTCCAAAAATCGTCAACTTGAATCCGATATCCACAGGAATTGGCGGATGGGAATCAGGTAGATAGTTTGGAAGCGATGTCGTTATCGCCATATCGTGGTGGATTTCTGCGTTTCTCGACAAATCAGCAGATATATTTTTCTTTTCAAGTGTCACCAACGGGTATTCCTTTGGAGCACCTTTTGGATTCATAATGCTCTTCAGAATCCTGGATGCCTGTGCATATTCAAGCGGTACGAGAATCTTTTTTGCCGTTATCGGTTTTACTGCATTGCCATTCTTGTCATGAAGCTGCAATATGGTAATGTTGCTGAACAGACGAATCATTTCGCCTGTAGCGGTAAGAATTTCCTTGTTATACGAAAGAACCTTCATGCGTTATTCCAGTCCAGCTCCGCTTACTATATACCAATTTTCCGGTATTAAAACCCTATTCTTCGATTCAACCCATTTTCCATCTCTCTGCTGAACACGAACCTT